ATTGACAATTTTCCGTAAAAGTTTTTTATATAAGAACACATCAATATTTATGAACGGACTATATTTTTTCAATTTTAAACTTACGGTTTCCCACACTGGGTCCAAAAGTTGCTTGTCAAACTTATTCCCGAACAGGAATATCTTATCATATATCACTAGGGTCTCTAGTGATATTGTCCCGCTCAGGAACTTTTTAAGAACGATCGGATGACCTTTCGAACAGTCGAATACACTCTCTAATTCGTTCTCCGAGAACAATTCGTTGCTTTGCTCTTTGAACAAGTAACTCAAACTCTGCTGTCTTTTCATCCACTCTGTGTAGTTTCTTTCTCCAGAATTGATAATTTCTCCAATCCATAGGTTTTGTGGGTTATCGGTGGCAGTGAAATTAGATACAAGAAAATCTATGATTTCCTTATCACTATATTTACGCGAAGTTTTTTCAAACCAGTACTTATCTTTCCTCTTATTAAAAGAGGTTACACTAGCACGGGTTTTAGCACCATACTTGAAAAAATCATACTTTGGGTTAGTGAAATGATTTTTTAGTGAAAGATAATGTTGGTAGGTTTCAAAGGGGCTCACTTTCAGCATCAACTAATTCAAGATCTTCAATACAATCAACGGTAACTTCATGCTCGGCAATACGATACCAATGTTTATCTACACCAAGAGTATCTGGATAAAAACCCAGATACTCCAAGTCGTCACACTTATTTTCACGCAACCATGCCTGAAGACGATGGTGCATCAAATCATCACGAGAAATCATATTGGTAATCGAGCACGAGAAGTTTTTTTCATAAAATTGAGACGAGTTGCATCCCATTTTAACCTTTCTTTCAATGGTTTTGAAATTAGTTTAGTAATTGAATCTACTTCTAGACTATTTACTTCACAATAATAAACAATAGCATCAATATAATTCATATTTTCTGATGCTACAATATTTTCAATCTCCAGAGAAAACTTTGAAGGTGTAAGAAATTTACTTTCTATTGCTTGTTCTAGTTCTTTATTTGGTTCCATAAAATTCCAATCTATCTCTAACAAACTCTCCAATGTATTCTGAGAGGAGTTTGATGTATTTTGATTTGTCTCTTTCTTCATAAACAACGCACTCTCCGTTTTCGCAAGCCATGATAATTACAAGTTTTTTGACTGAAATACCAGTCAGTTCGTACAGCATACATCCGTATGCCATACATTGCACGAAGTAGTGTTCGATCCACTCTCGTGGTTTGGGTTTTGCTGATGTCTTAAAGTCGATTATTGCTAACTCGCCGTCATATTCGGCAATACAATCAACAGTCCCTGCTACACCTAATTGTTTACTATACAGAGACCCTTCAAGTGCGTAAATATTATTTATAAGGTTTAGTTTTTCTTTAGAAATCTTAAAGAGAAAATTGGAGATTGGTTGAACTTCGGGAAGTTCTTCATTCTTAAGATAATATTCAGTTAGAGTATGCATATCAGTACCACGACTAGTAGCACGTTTAGTAATCTGATTTGCTTTTTCTTCACCAACTTTTTTTCTCCAGTCAGCAAAAAACTGTCGATTTCTGTGACTAGTTACCGAAGTAATTGATACAAGTTTTATGAATTCATCGGCATCAGGTACTTTATAGTACCTGACACCATCTATAGTTTCCCTCTCTAGTTGAGGAATATCCAATTCAACATGATTAAACATTAAAAACCTGATTCTGTTTTAGCAATAATGTATTCCTTGACAAGTCCAGAACGGACAATATCTTCAATACCAAACTCAATTATATCAAAAGATGACATTTTACGCAATACACTAAGAAAATCAACAATTCCATTTTTTTCTTTATCTTTCTGCAAGTCAGACTGACGTGCATCACCACAAAAGCAGATCTTGGTATTCTCACCAACACGGGTGATAATACTGTCAAGTTCATGGAAATTTAGATTCTGGAATTCGTCAACTATCACAATTGCATTATCAAGGGTAGTTCCACGCAGAAATGAAGTAGACCAGAATTTAATAGATTCTTGAGACTTCAGATTACCATAGAGCATCTCAAAGTCCGCATCAGAAGGCATCTGGAACATGTACTTCACCATATTCTTATAAGGAATCTGGTAAATATCTGCCTTATCTTCATGGGAACCAGGGAGGAAACCAATCTCTCTGGTTGCTACAAGAGAACGTACAAGGTAGATACGCTCATAAGGTGTTCTCTCATCTAATACATCTTGAAGGGCATTGTAGAGGGTAATAAAGGTCTTACCTGTACCAGCACACCCATAAGCAACGATGTGTTTTCCTTGATCGTATGAATCAAACAATTGTTTTTGATTTTCGGTAAGAGGTTCGATATCAATTAGATATTCCGAACTTAGGGGTTTCCTCCTCTTCATTTGTTTTGTCGTGAGACCAACTCCGATGGGTTGATCATTACTACCTCTTTTTCTTCTTGCCATTAGATTTTACTTACTTTAGAACCAGGTGCTTTTGATGCTTTTTCAAGTACATCATTCCATCCAGGATTTTTAGCAATAAGCTTATCCCTCCATTCACCAACATCTGTCGCCATAGGTGCAGTAGAAGGATCAGACCAATCACGGGTCCAATCTGGGTTTTCCATTTTCCACTGATCCCACTCGTGAATACTCATACTCACTTCTTTTTGTTCACCAGTTTTTGTATTAACTACAGGATATGTTGCCATTGTTATAAATTCAAGATATTTTATTTAGACCCACTCCAGTGCTTCCGCAACTGTAGGGAACTGTTCGGCAAAAATCTTCTTACATGCCTCTGCAATCTCCATGTGCTCCTTTTGAGTTCCATTTGCAGAACGCAGATTGATATAGTGTATCCACGAACGACATGATCCACTCATATAGAGTCTGGTGGGAGTTGCCAGAGGAAGTACAAAGCGGGCACATTCCTTTGCCACACCATTGTCAAGCAGGTGCTGATACAGACTCATACCTTGAGCAAAATAAGTCTCAATCTGCTTGTTAGATAACTCTACAAACTCAGGATCCAGGTCGTCAATAGAATTCTGACGATTCTTGGTGTCTTGACGACGAAGTTCGGGGACTGGGATCGTCTCTGCGAGTAGGGAAGAATCAGCATAGCGTTGTGAAAATTCTTGATATGTAAAACTACGGTGACGCAAAATCTGAGCTGCCAGACCACGAGTAGTTTCAATTTCCAGAGTCATAAAACTCTGCTCAAACACAGACCAGTGGTTGTGCTTGATACAATATCCCAACAGTTTGGCATAGTTGGGGTTTTCCTGATTGTTGGGGTTTGAGACACGGGCAACATATGCCATTGTCTGTTCTGCATCAGGAGTTACACTAACCAGTTTTACGCTCATTTACCAAATCCTTTCGATACTTTTTTCTCTAGTTCTGCGAGTTCTTCCTTCACAACTCGCAACTGTGCCTTCATTTCATGAAGTTTTTCTTCTGTATAAAGATGGTCTTGCTTTACAAGACGTTCAAGGAGTTTTACTAGTTTCCTTGCTCTGCTAGTCGGGGTATCCATCATCATCCTCAAAGATCTCATCATAATCATGAATACTTCCTTTTATTTCCTCATAATTCAGATAACTCTGAGCATCAGAATACACTTCTGCTTTGAGAGAATCAACTAGAAGTTCTAGATTACGAACGATTAGTTTTAGTTTGTCTCGTTCCATAAGATAGGTTCTTACTAGACATATTTTAGCACAAAAAAAGAGGGGTATCAACCCCTCTTGTTAAATATTGGTTTTACTTTAAGCAATTGCTCAAAGTACTCGTGCAAATGTATCTTATAACAGGACCAGTATGTTACTCCTCTATATTTGAGTTGATAACAACTGGGTGGTCTGCTATCACTATCCATATCTTCTGAATGATATCGATAGTTCTCCATATCACTTGTTATAAGTGTGACCGCGATAGCAGAAAGTGCCATGAATTTCTTCTGCACCTTGCTTGCACTCATACTTAACACCACGATAGGATGTCATAGCAATTTGTGCATCATGAAGTGCATTAGCCTTCTGGATCTGCTTCTTAATCAGAGTGAGTGTGTTCATTGTCGTTACCTGAAATACTAGGGTGAGTTTTAAGTCTCCCGTTCCTTCAGTCGTTTGCGTCCTTGTTATCAAAACAGGTGGGATTAGTATGTTCCATCCAATGAAGGGTGATATCCATCTTTTCCACAGGTGTGAAGAGACTACTCT